AGCGATCCAAGACTTCGAGCTCGACGCCCCCGAAGGCTTCCAGGACTACTGCGCGGTGAACAACGGCATCGAGGTGCCGTACACGTTCACCCCCAACACCGCGGCTGGGAAGACCTACACGGGCAACGTGCAGATCCGTGCGGTGACGATCGGTGGGGACGTCGACGTAGAGGCCACGGTTGACTTCTCGTTCCCGTGCAGCGAGGAGCCGGTGCGCACACCATGATGCGATGGCCGCTCACTGTCACCTACCGCGACGGCACCGCCGCGGAGGTCGTTGCCGACCAGTACGCGGTCGGCGTGTATGCGCGGTGGGCCGTCAAATCCGGTTACCCGGTGGCGGACCTCGCGAACACCAGCAACGCGATCGAACTCGTGACGCCGCTGCGGGTGATGGCGTGGGCCGAGGTGCAGCGCGACGCCAAGACAAAGGCGAGTTTCGATGCGTGGGACGCCACCGTCGCCGAGGTCGAGGGCGGGAAGATCGATGCGGTGGACCCTACCCAGACGGCCACATCGGGCGGGTGATCGCGATGCTGGCCGCCCGCACAGGTATCGCCCCCGACGTGCTGTGGGCGACCGATCCCACCGACCTGGCGACCCTCGTCGACGTCCTCACCGACAAGCCGAAGCGGCGGGGTGGTCGCCGTGGGTGAGCAGCAGGCATCCGGGTACAGCATCAAAGTCGAAGGGCTCGACACCTGCCTCGGCATCCTCACCAAAGCCGGCGCCCAGCTGCACGACCTCGACACCTCCCAGGTGCGGCTCGCCAACTCCAACCTGCGTTTCGAGGCGAAGCAGGTTGCGGACAGGTTCGGCAAAGAGGTTGTCGCACCTCTGGTGTCGGCGCACGGCGGCGGGATAGGCCCCGCCATGGCCGACACGATCCGGCCGAAAGCCGACCGGCTGCCGATCGTCCGCATCGGTGCCGTGAACCCGAGACTGACGGGGTGGAAGGGGACCGCGGGCCGCAACCGCACCAAGCAGCGGGGCCGCAACATCCCCACCAACCTGTGGAAGGGCTCCCTGGCGTGGGGGATGGAGTTCGGGCCGCACCCGCGCACCAGCCCGCGCAACCCGTACGGGCGTCCCCGCAGCGGCGGCGGCTATGTGTTGGGGCCGCGCATGGACGACCTCGAACGCAAACTGGCGCCGCTGTACGTGCCGCTGCTCGCGGAAGCATTCTCGACCGCCGGGTGGCCGTTGGATGACAAGGGGTCCGTCTGATGGCCGCCGGGATCGGGCTCGTCGTCAAGATAGCCGCGGACACCGCGAAAGCGGTCGGCGACATCAAGGATGTGAACCAGGCGCTCGACGGCACCGGGAAGTCGACAGGCAGCGCCTCCAAGATGTTCGACGGCTTGAAGTCGGCGGCGCTGCCGGTGATCGGCGCTGTCGTCGCCGGGGTCGGTGCCGCCGCGGCTGCGATGGTCACCTTCGCGCAGGCGGCGTGGGAGGACCAGCAGGAGGCGAAGAAGCTCGCGCGCGTGCTGGAGACCATCCCAGGCATCACGCAGGACATGATCGACGCGAACGAGGGCTGGGTCACCTCCACCATGTTCGCCACCCACGTCCTCGACACCGACCTGCGGGAAGCGGTCGGGTCGTTGACCCTCGTCACCGGGAACCTCGCGGAAGCGCAGGCGTACGCAGCACGATCAGCGGACCTCGCCACCGTCGCGAACGTCGACTACAAGACAGCCACCGAAGCGGTGGAGAAGGCTTTGACCGGGAAGACCCGGCAGCTGATGGCGATGGCGCCGTGGCTGGACACCAACAAGGACGGCACCCTCAGCCTCGCGGAGGCACAGGCCATCCTCACCAGCAACACGCTTGAGGGGCAAGCAGCTGCTGCTGCAGCGGAGGACCCGTGGACCACCATCAAACTGATCTGGGACGAGATCCAGGAAGCGCTGGGCGGGGCGCTGCTGCCGATCATGGAGAAGGTCGCCGACTGGTTCAAGAGCCCGGCGAACCAGCAGAAGGTCAAAGAGTTCATCGACAAGATCGCGAACCTCGCCACCCAGGTGGGGCAGAAGCTGGTTCCCGCGTTCGAGTCGCTCATCGAGTACCTGAGCTCGCCAGAGTTCACGGCGCGGATGCGCGTCACCGGGGAAATCTTCGCCGGCATCTTCCGGGTCGTCTCGACCGTCACAAAAGCGGTCGGCGACTTCATCGCGATGCTGGGCCGGATCCCGCACAACATCACCAGCTTCGACCTGGGAAGCCCGAGCAACAAGAGCGGCGGCACGGCGTCCGCGGGCACCTTCGCCGCCACCTCGACGGGTGTCACCGTCAACTTCTACGGCGGCATCCACACCGACCCCGAAGCGACCGCGCGCGCCATCTCCAGCAGCCTCCGGGCGTCTGACCGGCGCAACGCCCGCACCCGGAACCTGGAGCCCGCATGGTGAAAGTCACCCTCGACGGGACCAGCATCGACCACCTCGTACTCGATGAGGACATCACAGTCAGGGTGGGGCGCACCGACATCCTGCACCGCGGGGAACCCGGGGCGGCGTCACTGATCCTGTACCTCGACCAGTGGGTGGACGTCGGCTACAAATCGCTGATCGAGATCACCGAAGGGAACGGCGGGGCCGGGTACGGGTCGGGGCCGTATGGTGCCGGGCCGTATGGGACGGGCGACAGCGGCGGGCTCCGGTTCTCCGGGCGGGTCACCGACACCCCCACCACGTGGTGGGAGGAGCATCCCGACGACCCCGACCGGTTCATGCTCGGGATGCGCCTGCAATGCGTGGGCCCGTTGGGCGGGTGGGGCCGCCGGCGCGTCGGTGACGAGCCGTGGCCCGCGGAACCCGTCGCCGACCGTGCGGCGAGGATCGCGACCCTGGTGGGGCAGCCGCTGATCGTGCAGGGCGGCGCACCCTACGTCATCGCCCGCGACGTCGACTCCCAGCCCGCCATCGACCTGCTGGAAGAACTCGCAGTCGACTGCTCGGGCTGGCTGTTCGACCACGCCGGCAACACGTACCTGCAGTCGCTGGAGGTGCGGCGCATCTACGATCCGCAGGAGCGGTGGGACGACCAGGCCACCACCTGGAACGGGTGGGAGGGCACCTGGGACCAGCAGACCGGGACCGCGGGGACAGCGGCGGTCACGATCCGGCCCAACCCCGATGCGGTCCTGTTCGCACCGCCGCTGGAAGTCACCTCCGACCTCGCCAACCATGTGCGGGTGTATTACGGGACCGAGGACGAGGTGACATCCGAGCAGCCGTACATCGAGTTTGAGGACGCAGGGTCGCTGGCCCTGTACGGGCCGGAGGACGTGCGGATCACCACCCGGCTGGAGGACCTGGCGGAGGCGCAGCTGCGCGCCCAGTTGACGCTGGAGCGCGGGGCGTGGCCGCAATGGCACCTCCCGCGCGTCGAGCTGGATTGGGCGGCGCTCGACCCCGCAGTGGCCGTGCAGCTGTCCGCAGCCCTGCCGGGCACCATGGTGGAGGTCACCCACCTGCCCGAGCCGGGGCCGTTCCAGACGTTCACCGGCTGCATCGAGGGATGGACCGACCAGTGGTCGTGGGACGACGCCGCGGGGGCGGTGCTGCGAACAACCACCCTGCACCTATCCGACACGCGATGGAGCTTCGCTGTCCTCACCTGGGACGGGTTCGTACCCGACACGCTCACCTGGGACGCCATCGATTGCACGTGGGATCAGATGTTGACCGCAGAAGACCTGGAGGCCGCAGCATGAGGACGACAACCAACCATGGGTGGCCCGTCGCAGAGGGCACCGACCCTGCGAAACAGTATCCCGCGATGGTGGACGGGCCTTTCAAGGACGCACTCGACGTCCAGCTGAAGCAGATGGAGGACTTGTGGACTCGATTGGGTTTGTCGGGCTACCGCGTTGAGACCGTGTCCAAAGTTGTCCCCACGGACGCGGCGAAACTGGCCCCGATCACTTTCGTCGCTGCCTTCGCATCCGCCCCGGTGGTGGTGCTGACCCACGGTTCCGCGGGACAGGTCGCGGGTTCCCTGTCGCTCAACGCGCTGCCGACTGCCACGTCGATGCTGGTGAACGGCGGATGGACCACGTCGGGACTGTCGGTGCGGATCAACTATGTTGCGATCGGTCCCGCGGTGCCGGTGACTGCGTTGCGGGAGGGCGAACAAGCAGCACCGTTCATCACCTACCAGATCGACCCGGACCCCGAGCCGTGACCACCACATCCCGCTACGGCTGCCTGCTCGACACGCGCACAGCGGACATGCTCGACGAGGCGCAACGGCTCAGCGGCGTGCAGATCCGCTGCACCCAGGGCAGCTATTCGGGGGGGTCGGTGAGTGCCAGCGCGGGCACCCATGACGGCGGCGGAGCCGCGGACCTTTCCGTCAGCGGCTACAGCGGAGGCCAGGTGGACGCCCTCGTCCTCGCCCTGCGGCAGGTCGGGTTCGCCGCTTGGCACCGCACACCGTCGCAAGGTTTCGACAGCTATCACATCCATGCGATCGCAGGCGACTGCCCGGACCTGTCCAGCGGGGCCCGCGACCAGTGGGACGACTACCTCGCCGGGCGCAACGGGTTGGCGAACAACAAACCCGACGACGGGCCCCGAGACTTCGACCACGTCGGCATCGTGT